CTCAAGAGATAAGGCAGTTTCCTCAACATCTCATGCAGCAACCTACGCTGCTACAAAGGAGTGCAAGATGATTGAAGAAGCATTGGAAATATTGTTATGGGCTAGTCTTGAACGACCAACCCCATTGACAGAAGATGAACTAAGTAATGCTCTCATGGGACTTATTGTCCTTGTGAAGCTCGACAAAGAACGAAAGGTGATGCTATGACACCGAAGTTTAATACTGTCCTTGAATATGCCATCGAAACTGGCATCAAGATTGGATATGCACGTGCCCATAAGCACACGGATAAGCCTGATGAATATGTCATCTATCGCTACATCGAAGATGCTATCTGGAATGAAATACATGAATGGTTTGACTTCGATGAGAAGGGAATAGAATGAGCGAGATAGAACGCATGTGGGCGGCATTAAACCAAAAGTTTAATACCAATCGTCAATGGCATCTGCTTGACCCTATGGAGCAGATGTCAGTAGTGCAGGCAGTGAATGCCATTCTTTCAATTATTCATCGACGACAATGAACGATCTACGAAACGCTGTAATAAGTGCTCTAGACTTTCTAGAGTTTGGTGGAAGACGACATGATCGTGTTCTACACATCGATGCGCTGAGAGAGGCTTTGAGATATGACACCACTTCACCAACTGGTCCGGTCGATTGCAGACAATGTCAACATCTGGATCGAAAGAAAAACTGCGCGAGTGACCGACCTTGCTCCAATGGAGACGCATTCGTTGCCACACCGCCCCTACAGCTATACGCTACGGGTGAAGGTGAAGCGCTGTCGTGATATCTATTGGTATGGACGATACATTGGTGATACCTTTGCTGTTGTCTATCAAGATGCAGATCGATGGTGGGTGAGAGAGCCTGATGAATTTGGCTTTCTAAATTTCATCCTAAAAGATGACGCTGAAATAATTTGACATGGCATTTTTACGCACACATCTGTCATGTGATGAATGCGGGAGCAGCGATGCACGTAGCGTCAACGTGGACGGCAGCAGCTATTGCTTCTCCTGCAACCACTTCACTCCACCGGATGACGATGTTGTCATCGAATATTCCAAACCTGTAACGAAGAAAGTGAACATGAATTTCAAGAGTTATTTCGACGACTACTACTCTCCCTCCATCACTACTCGTAGGTTGACGAAGTCCACAGCCGAGCGTTATGGGGTGACGTCAGACGGCAACAACTATTATTTCCCCTACTACGACACCAACGGCACTCTCGTTGCTGCGAAGGTGAGGAGCAAGCAAGAGAAGAAGTTTTCCACTGAAGGTGAGTGGACGAAGGCATCTCTGTTTGGACAACAACTGTTCAGCAGCGGTGGCAAGTATGTCACCATCACAGAGGGTGAATTCGACACGCTGGCAGTGTTTCAGGCGACGGGTAGCAAATGGCCCTGCGTCAGCATCAGAAACGGTGCTACAGGCGCTCTAAAAGACTGCCGCGCTGCCTATGAATGGCTCAACAGCTTTGAGAACATCGTTGTCTGCTTTGACAACGACGAGCCGGGTAAGAAGGCAGCGAAGGAAGTGGCTGAGTTGTTTGGCAGCAAGGCGAAGGTGTACAAGCATGACGTCGATATGAAGGACGCATGCGACTACGTTGCTGCAAATAAAGAAGCCATCTTCGTTCAGCGTTGGTGGAGTGCTGAGTCTTACATTCCAGATGGCATTGTTGCTGGTAATAATTTGTGGGACTTGGTGTCAACGCCACCAGCGCCAGCACAATGCATGTATCCGTGGGATGGGTTGAATGGATTGACATATGGCATCCGTCACGGAGAGCTTGTCACCATCACTGCCGGTAGCGGCTTGGGCAAGTCGCAATTGCTTCGTGAAATTGTTTGGCATCTGCTTCAGAACACCGAAGACAACATCGGGCTGATGTTCCTTGAGGAAGGCATTCGCAAGACAGGCTTGTCTGTGATGTCGCTTGCTGCCAACAAGCCTCTGCACTTGCCCGACACGGTGGCAAGCGAAGAAGAACGTAAGGACGCTTTTGATCGTACACTTGGCACAGGCAGGCTGTTCTTGTTCGATCACTTCGGCAGCACCAGCACAGATAATATTGTCAACCGTGTTCGCTACATGGCGAAGGCTCTCAATTGCAAATACATTGTTGTCGATCACATCTCTATCATTGTGTCCGCGCAAGACAATGGTGATGAGCGCAAAGCCATTGATGAGATAATGACAAAACTTCGCATGCTTGTGCAAGAAACTAACGTTGCGTTGTTTGTTGTGTCACATCTGAAGCGTCCGAATGGAGTTGGACACGAAGAAGGCGCTGCAACATCTCTTGCACAGCTTCGCGGCAGCGGCTCCATTGCACAACTCAGTGACATAGTGTTGGGTGCAGAGCGTAATGGACAAGACGACGATGTGACAAAGCGTAACACTACATATCTTCGCGTTTTAAAGAACAGATTCAGCGGACTCACCGGACCTGCATGTTCGTTGCTGTACACTAAGGAGACAGGACGCATGCTAGAGTACACTCCACCACCTGACGATGAGGAAGACGATGTTCTCTGACATTTTCTATAGAACAACAACTTTTCTTTCAGAATGACGATGTTCTCTGACATTTTCTACATGTGGCTACTCATTGTCATGCTCATCCTGAAGCAGTTTGGGGTGTAGCATGGAGTTGCTTGCCAATATCATCCACTTCCTTCTAACACTTCTTGAACTCTTCAGGATATTTTGATGGACTACATCTATGATCTGGAAACATACGGTAACACATTTACATTCTGCGCTGTCTCGGCAGATAAGTCGGAGTCTGTGCAATTTGAATGCTCTCCTCGAAAGAATCAAATCGGAGATATATTTGCGTTCCTTGATCGGCTTCACGAACATGGAAATCGCATGGTCGGCTTCAATAATATTGGCTTTGATTATCCTATCCTCCATGACCTTCTAAGTGTTCGTGATAAAGCCACTACTGTTGGTGGCAAAGCCGTAGCTGTACGTGCCTACAAGAAGGCGATGAGCCTCATCAAGAGCGAAGAGAAGTTTGAACACATCATTCGCACCGCTGATGAATACGTGCCGCAGATTGATCTGTACAAGATACATCACTTCGACAATAAGGCTAGAGCAACTTCTCTGAAGATGCTTCAGTTTAATATGAAGAGTGACACCATCGAGGACTTGCCCTTCGATGTTGGCAGTGACTTGACATCAGATCAGATCGACACGCTGCTCAAATATAATATGCACGATGTTGTTCGCACTCTCGACTTCTACAACGAAAGCTTGAGCGCGATTAAGTTTCGTGAAGAGTTGACACAGAAGTATGGGCGTAACTTCCTCAATCACAACGACACCAAGATTGGGAAAGACTACTTCATCATGCGTCTTGAAGAGGCACTGCCGGGTAGCTGCTACAAGTATGACGGTAAGAAGCGTTCCATCAATCAGACGAAGCGCAAGCACATCAACATCAAAGACTGCCTCTTCGACTATTATTACTTCCAGCGTCCAGAGTTTAAGGCTGTATTCAATTGGTTTGCGAAGCAGAAGATAACGGAAACCAAAGGCGTCTTCTCTGAGATTGATGAAGCTGCGTTGGGTGATGTAGCCCAATATGCAGCGCTGTACACAAAGCGTAAGAAGTTTGCGCGTGTGCCTTCGTTTGAAGACATTGACGAGTTCAAGAAAGAACATCCTCTCGGTTGGGTTGAGAAGGTGGAGTTGAAGGCTAAGAAGAAAGGCGAAACTCAATACAGCCATTGGATGTGCTGGAAAGAAGCTGACAACCTGAACGTAGTTGTTGACGGCTTCCGCTTTGACTTTGGCACTGGTGGCATTCATGGCAGCGTAGAGAACACCATCGTTGAGTCTGACGATGAATATGTCATCATCGATGCTGACGTTGCTTCGATGTATCCCAACGTAGCCATTGCCAATCGTGTCTATCCAGAACATCTCTCGGACAAGTTCTGCGACATCTACGAAGACGTCTACGAACAACGCAAGAGCTACCCCAAAGGCACCGCTGAGAACGCGATGCTGAAGCTGGCATTGAATGGTGTGTACGGAGACAGCAACAACCAGTACAGCCCCTTCTACGACCCTCAGTACACAATGTCGATCACCATCAATGGTCAACTGAGCCTATGCAATCTGGCAGAGCAACTGCTGCAGATTCGTGGGTTGCGTCTGATACAGGTGAACACTGACGGCATCACGGTGTTGTGCCCGCGTAAGTATCGACGCTGGTATGACACCAAGTGCAAGATATGGCAAGAGAACGTAGGACTGCAGCTTGAGTTTGTTGAGTATTCGAAGATGCTGCTGCGTGACGTCAACAACTACATTGCTGTCTACACTGATGGCAAGGTGAAGCGTAAGGGTGCCTATCAGTACAAGGGATTGGGATGGCATCAGGATCAGGGTGGACTCATCATCCCCAAAGCTGCTGAAGCTCACATGCTTGACGGTGTAGACATAGAAAGCTACATTCGTCAGCATACTGACAACATCTATGACTACGTGATGCGTACTAAGGTGCCGCGTAGCAGCAAGCTGGTGTTGGTTGGTGAAGACGGTGTAGAAGTGCAGCAGCAGAACATCTGTCGCTATTACGCCAGCACCAGCGGTGGCAAGCTTGTGAAGATAATGCCGCCGATAACACCAGATGGTGAGCCTCGACGTATTGGTGTAGACACTGAGTACACGGTGAAGACCTGCAACAACATTGCCGACTTCAACAAAGACGACATTGACTACAGCTACTACGTAGCCGCTGCCAAGAAGTTGCTGATTAACAACACCGATGTTGACCAAGAAGTTGCTACCTACCTATAATGTGTAGCTAACACGAAGCCACACCGTGTTCAATTGTGTGGCACATCAAAGGAAATGAAATGGCTGAAATGCAAAGCGTGAAGATTAAGGCTGATGTCATGTGGGCACAGCTTGACAAAGCTAATGAGATGAGCGGCAAGTTTCAAATCAACTTGTGCAATCTCTCTGAAGCTGCTGTCGTTGCTCTGGAAGAGATGGGCATCACCGTTGCT